CCCTATATCAAAAGGAGGGTACAATCCATATGCTTTTGCAAAAGCAATTTCCGCACCCACACCCTCAATGTCCCGATCCTCAGGGTTCTCCTTGGCAACCAATTTATCCCTGACTCCCATTGATCTGTTCGATTGCCTCCTTGCTCTACCGAGCATCTTGGCCATTTCACATTCAACCGAGCTAAGAGTAATTACCATGACTGATCGCTTTTAATGCGACCACCTTTGCCTGCATTTTTTTGCGACGGTTCTCCAGACGCTTGATTGCGTAACTAATTTGCCGAGAGTCCTGCTTTAGTAATTTTATCCTGGTTTCCAGTATCTCTTTGTTTTCACTCATAGTCTTCTGCATCCAAGCAGTAAAAATATTAGTAACAGCACCAATCCAAGCTGAATTAAAAGCTTTGCCCTAAGCCACGCAATTTTCATCTAATATTATTTCCTTGTCCACCAATTCTTCTGATAGTCCCTGTTCAGAACTATGATTATCCAATGAATTTACACCCTTCCTTGTCAGCTTCCAGACCTCGCCACCTAAGCGCTTAATCATGCGTGCTTCATTCGGAAACCTAATGTCATCAACAATAATTTGCGTGGGAAACTCCGTGTAGCAATGTTGCTGAGTCCAGGTTTGTCTAATGTTAAAAATTTCAATTTCCACGAAATTTAGCCATATGTCGGGATATGTATTTCGCCCCCATTCTGTGCCTAAAGACTGCATAAGGCTCCTTGCGGTAACTCCATCAGGAAACCCCGGTATCTCTTTTTCTTTTTCTTCGTATATAAAGATTTTTGGAATTATGACTTCCAGCATTTTTTTTATGGGTTTAGCTAAGCTTAAAACCTCATAGCCCTTGCTTGGCTCACTCCACAATGCCCCTATATCATGGGCTAAGGTAGTTTTTCCAACACCCTTGTTTCCCGCTAGTCCAATAAGGTCTGGATATTTTGCATCGCGCGCTTCGCCGATCGTAAGTGTCTGCATTTTTTAAATGGTTGTTTCCCTTGTTTTAATTTCGGTGCAATCATGAACTGAAAATATTCACATGAACATTCTCCGTATCCGCCGTACTCATCAAAATCCACCATATGTACATTCATCGGATTTCTCAGGGATGTTACCAAAAAACGTTTCGCCTCGAACCAGTTTATGCCCATCCCATTTTCTTGGTATTCCGGTTCCGATCCTTTTTCCGTTTTTGTATCCTCTGATTTCATCTCTACTCCAAAAATATTGCCACGCCGCATTCATTTCTTCGGGCGTAGGCCAACCAAGTCGACGAGGGTTCGGACCTGTAGACTCGGTTTGCACGACTAAGAGTTCTCTTTGTCGTAATTTACCATTTTTTCTACCACCGCATCCGCGAGCGAATCTTTGAACTTGTCGCTGTTAATGCCTTCGCTTTGTTCAAGCAATTTTAAGCGCAGCTCGGTTTTTTCAATGGCGTTTCCGATGTTGTTTATTACCTGAGCAATGTTGGCAATCGACCCCTTTAATCCGGCAATTTCTTGCTCCATTGTTTGGGGCTGTTGCTCCTCGGTAATATTTGTTGGTTCTTCTCCTTTTTGTTTTTCAGACATTTTGCATGTTCCTCATCATTGTGTACACCTGTCTTATTGTACATGTGACCTCGGCTTTTGCGGTTCGGCCCTTAGGCTTCATCGAAATAGTTTGGTCGGCGTTTAATTTTACGACGAGTTGACGGCCGTCTTCGTCGGTCGCTTCACTTAATCGTGTTAGAGTTTTTGTAAGTTCGGTCATTTTAAAAAAAATTTTAAAATGGAGCGTCTTCGTTTGATTTTGAGTCGTTGGCGATCCCATCCTTGGGAGCGCCGCTGGGCAGAAACCCAAAGCTGTATGGCCGGCAAAGATACTTGGTTGCCCTACGAACGTTGCCCTCTTTGTCTTCGTACTTGTCAATTTTAAGATCGGCGTCCAAATGTACTACATCGCCTTTCTTTGCGAACTTTGTGATATACTCTCCCTGCTGACCCCAAGCGTCTATGTCGAAGAAGTTAGGTTCGGATTCTCCGCCCTTTACTTTTCTGTTTACCGCCAATGCGAAGGTGGTGAGTTGGGTATCACCGACTTTTTTTGATTCTGGATCGCGTGTTAAGCGCCCAATGAATGATGCTGATGCTTTCATATATTTAGTTGTTTTTAGTTTTTAGAAATTTTTTCCATGCTTCCATGTAGCGCCATAACTTGGACATTATTTGTCCTTTTTGTTTGCGCTCATTTAAGTGCTTAATTGTTTGTAAATCCCACATCATGCTAAGGACGAACGCTGACTCATCCGCTGAATTGCTGGCTTGAACTCCAGACTTACTGTGTCTGTTCTTCCGTTCCGCTGTTTGATAACTGAAATTTCCCTTTTCGTAGGGTCGTCTTTGTCGCTGTCTTTTCTCCATAAAGCCATTACAATGTCCGCATCCTGCTCTAGCCCGCCAGACTCCTTCATATCTGATAGCTTAGGCTTCTCGTGGTCTTCTGCCTTTCGGGACAACTGAGCCAAAAGAATAACCGGGCATTTTAATTCCTTTGCCAATATCTTCATTGATCGGCTTATGTAGCTAACCCGAACATAGTCCGACTCTTTCTCACGACCGGGGTCGGAAGATACAATTTGGGCGTAATCAACCACAATCATGTCTATTCCCCTCCGTGCTAGCTTTCTTGCTCGTGAGCGAATTTGTGCGAAACAAAGCCCTGCGTCATCATCTATCCACAATGTCTCGTTTAATCTTTCCTTTCTGTAAAACTTACATGCTTCTTTAAATTTACTAACCTCTTCAGGGGATGCTGTCTTATCTTCAATGGGCTTGATTGGGACACCTGAATAATTGACCTGCATCCGCTGCATGACCTCTTCACCCTCCATTTCAAGTGATACAAAGTAGACTCTATTTTGTTGGCGCAATGCACTGTTCGAAACCTCTACTGCAAAAGCGGTTTTACCCATTCCAGGACGGGCTGCCACTACCACAAGTTGTCCGCTTGTAAATCCCAGTGTTAAGTTGTCTAAGTTTCTTATCCCAGTCTTTATTCCTGTAATGTATCCGGTTTGCTGTCTTTCCTTTATTCTATCTACAGTAGACTCGCATATCTCTCTGCCCGTCCTTATGGCACTAGTATCAGTTTGAAGCAGTTTGGTCGCACCGCGATCAGCTTCATTTAGCACTTCTTCAATCGGTACTTGTTGGTTTACCATGTCAACCAGTCCATACACATATTTTCGGACTTCCCTGTATTTAAATGCATCCTTTGCCTTACTAAAAAAATGTCTCCATTGACCCGAAGTCTCAACAGACTGAAATACCTCGCGAACATCAGGCTGAACCTCAGATTCCATATCCATCTCAACTAGCACATCTAAGCAGTCTCCTTTGTCTGAATATTCCACTAGTTTTTCCCAAATTTCCCTGTGTAAAGGCTTTGCAAACCACTCAGTTCGCACCTCATCCATTGCTTCATGAAGCACTTCGGTATTTACACCGCAGCATGCTAGTAAGCCCCGCTCTGAATCAAAATCTTCCAATGTTTTGTGTGTATTCTTGAATATAATATCCATCTATCTCCCCTATGCTTTGTTCCTTCAGTTTGTCGTACCATGATGGGCGCTCCACGCGCACCCATTCCAAAAAGTCTTTAAGTTTCAATTCCTGTTTTTTCTCGTTATTCTTTGGGGGGTTCCAGTCAGCATATCTCCTCTGCCATGTCGTAAGGCATGCTCCCCAGTTTTTGCATGGATTTTTACCAACCTTCCATCCATTGCTCTGATAATGGTCGTAAAACAAAACCGCCTTCGGCCTAACAGGCTCAGGCACGCCACGGTTGGTAAAAAAGGTTATTACCTCATTTAAATCCTTCGGGTGACCCCCTTCACCCAAGTGCTTTTGCTTTTTGGGCGTACGATTATGCGTACGCTTTTGCTCGGGTGGCTCAACTCCAGCCTGATACTCGGCAAGTGCAGCCAAAAGGATCGAAGGTTTGCTCATGCCCGTGCGCATTTCCAATTCTTCCAGTCTGCGGTACACAAAAGATTCTTTTTCTACATTTATGCAAACCCTCATCGCCACTCACCCTTATTTCCTGCAACAAGAAACTCGTTAAGATTGTGAGCGGAATAAAACTTTACGCCGATTCCGGGAAATTCGGATCTAATCTTGGTAAGCTTTACACTAACTATCTGAGAATCTCCCTTTTCGAAAAACTCCAACCTTTCCATGATGTCCTGTAATACCTTTAGTAAATTATCGGCATCAGGTTTTTTGTCGTGAAATGTCCAACCCTTTTCTTTCACCGCCTTTTTCTCTGCTGACAAAAAGGGCAGGGCATACCTGACCTCCATATATAGTGGGCCTTCCATTGGTTTCATGGGCACAAACGGCAAAAACAGGCTTAGGAACTCGCTATGTAGTGTCTTGCCTCTTTGCGAAGTGTAGCTGAACGGCTTGCCATTTTTCCTAACCCCAACCTTTTTGGTTGCCTGACCCGTAGCCCGAGGTGGCTTGCACTTTATCCAAAATTCATACATTGCTCATCGCCCAGCACCAAATC